CAACTTCTCAGCAGGCACCATCACAGCCAACCTGACTGGTACAGCCACAGCTGCACAATACTCTGACTTGGCAGAACGATTTGCCGCAGACACTGTATACGAGCCAGGCACAGTGGTAGCACTGGGCGGTGCAGAAGAAATCACTGCCACACAAGAAGAACGCTCAGAAAGAGTGTTTGGAGTTGTGTCCGGTGAACATCAGGCAGCCTTCAAAATGAATGGAGCAGCTGGCACCAACGAAACACACCCATACATTGCCATGGCAGGACGTGTGCAAGTCAAAGTGTTGGGACCAATTAGTAAAGGTGACAGACTGGTAACTTCAGTGATATCAGGCGTTGCAAGAAGAGCCGAGCGTGACGAATGCACAGCATTCAACGTGATTGGCAGAGCACTCGAAAACAAACACACAGACGGTCTAGGCGAAGTGCTGTGTTTTGTTACTGCAAAATCCTAATTATTTTCGTCACACAGGGGCAGAATTCGTTGCCCCTGTGTGCATTCCAACCAATTCAATAAATACTACACATAAAGGTTCTTAGAGTATGGCTATAGGTAAAATCACGGGTTCTGTTGTTGCAGACAACACCATCACAGAATCCAATCTGGCATTTGGTATTTCTGGACAATCAGCTGCCACTGCCTGGGCCACAGACACTCTCAAAGTCAACATCATTGAATCAGATGATTCCACAGCTATACAAATCAACGATGGCGTGAATGTGTCAGGCACACTATCAGCCAACACCATTGATACCAATCTTTTACAATCGGGAGATTCCACCAACATCAGAGTGGCAGACAATTTAGTTCCTGCCGCTGACAACACCTATTCACTGGGTACACCAGACAGAAAATGGTCAGCACTGTATGTTGAAGGATCCACAATATTTTTAGACACCACCAAACTACAAGTGGACGGATCGGGCGACTTCACAGTTAAAGATGCTGGCAACAACTTGAAAAGAGTTGTGGCATCTGAAATTGAGATCGGCACTGGTTCTAACAAGATCAAAATGCAACGTGGTGCCAACGGCAGAGTCAAATTTTTAGATGAAAACGACATACCTACACCAGTGCTTCAGATTGTGGGAGATGATTCCACAGGTGTATCACTCAACACCAACGAGACTGTCAAAATAGCAGGTGCTCAAAACATTACCACAGCAGTGAGTGGCGACACACTTACTATCACAGGACCAGACTTATCTGCATACATCACAGCTGCATCCACAGACACATTAACCAACAAGACATTTGATGCCAATGGCACTGGCAACTCAATTTCAAATATCGAAGTTGGCGATTTTGCATCAGGAGAAATATTAGACGAAGACAACATGTCTTCCAACTCTGCCACCAAGTTGGCCACACAACAGTCAATCAAAGCATATGTTGATTCAGTGGCAGGTGGCACCATATCACTGGGTGATTCTCAATCCAATTCTGGTTCTGTAGATATCAACGGCTCACAAGATTTAGAATTTCGTTCAGGCAATTCAATCACAATGACTGTGAATGGTAATGGTGTCACAGCTGCATTGAACAAAACCATTGATGTCAATACCATTGCTTCATCAGATTCCACAGCCATACAGATCAACGATGGCGTGAATGTGTCAGGCACTGTGTCTGCTGACACCATTGATGTCAACACCATCACATCATCAGATTCCACGGGCATCAACATCAATGACACCAAACTGTATGTGAATGGATCCACTGTGCTCACCATAGACACAGCAGACGAACCCGCACTCACCACATCAGCGGCAGATGTTGATCATGTCATCATCAATGATGGCGGACAAGCCAAAAGAATTGCGTTAGGTAACATTAACGTATCATCTTTTAATAATGATGCCAATTATGCATCCGCGGCATCCACTGGTTTTGTCAATTCCACTACAACAACCATACCAATATCACAAGACTCCACTGCCACAGACTACAGTGACGACGAACCTGCAGGTATAGGCACTGCCACAGACACCACAGACGCATTTGGTGTACCACTGGGCACCACATTTGACTCTATGGAACCGCGGGGAACCACACAAGCCACAGATTTTGGAACGGAGGAGGCCCACGTGGGCGCCTAATAAATAGTTAAATGCCAACAACAGTACAATTCAGAAGAGGAACCACAGCACAAAACAACGCATTCACAGGTGCTGCCGGTGAAATCACTGTTGATACAGACAAAAACACACTCGTCATGCATGACGGTACCACAGCAGGCGGACACACACTGGTCAATGATGAAAACACCAATCTTTGGTCAGATATTAATAACACAGATGTCGACTCGGCTGTTGAAACAATAGACACATGGGCAGTGGCCACATATCGCACTGCCAAGTATGTGTATGCCATTGAAAATGCGGCCAAAACAGAATATCAAGGTGGCGAGATCATCATCACACACAACGACACAGCATCTTTCCTCACAGAATATGCAGTGGTGCATACAGGCAATTCGCATCTCATGACATTTTCAACTGACGTGTCTGCAGGCAATGTCAATCTCAAAGCATCAGCACACGAACCCAACTCAAGCATACGCATGAAAAGACTGCTGATTGCTGTTGCCTAAACAATCAAATCAAGAATAGTTTGCAATTTAGTTTTAATGGTTTTGTTTTGCAGAGTTTTTCTCACACCTTCGTGCAGTGGTTGGGGCCATGCATTGATTGATACCCATGCATACCCAGAATGTTCGTCATTCAGTCTTGGAATAAATTCTTGTTCAACCACACACACAAATGTGTGAAACTTGAAACGAGTGTCTTTGCTGACAAACAGTTCAAGTGGAATTGTTTTTTGGATGGTGGGTTGATGTCCAACTTCTTCTACAATTTCTCTCTGCAGTCCCTGCCATGGAGTTTCTGTGGCCACTGACTTGCCGCCCACCATGCCCCATGTGCCTTTTTGTTTGGCGGAACGATTGAGGAATAGGAATCGTTTGGTTGACTTGGCATAAAACAGGCAGCCTGTGGCAGTGATATCACTCATACATATATTTTATATTCTAAAATTCAATTGACCAAGAGCCTGGCTCATAAAATCCCTCATAGGATTTAACCCAAAAACCATTGGCTCCTGTCCATTTGTACTGCACACCTGTAGTTAGGTTTGTGACATACTGTGTTTGAAGGTATGTGGAAGAATCAGAATACAGTGTGTTGGCATCAGCATCAAACCGTCTCACCCAATTGCCTGCGGCATCTTTTTCAATGATGTCGTTGGCGGATGCAATGGTCGTGCCCCATGCTTCTGCATAGTTTGGCACTGTGTCTGCTGACGGTGTGCCATCATCATCTGATGCACGGATATCAGTTTCAGAAGCTGTTTTGCCATCTGAATTAATTTTGTTGCCAATGTCTTCTGTGATGAGATATCTCGTGCCTACGGGTGCGGCAGAAGGATTGAATGTGAGTGGATTGATCACAGCATCCACGGCATTCAGTGTGTTGGTTGGCACAGAATCTGTGTCCAAATCCAACAGCAGTGTGAATTCGTCTTGAGGATCAATGCTCACAGTGCCTGTGACCTCAACAATGATGTCATCACCGTTGACATTGGTTGTGGACTGTTGCAGTTTGATTTGTGATATGCCATTCTGTATGGTCTTGGAATACAATGACTCCAACTTATGCCAATTGATCTTGTCGCCATACTGAGATTGTGATGTGAACACTCTGTTGGCTCTGTTGGATGCATGAGTGGTATTGTTGGTGGCTTGTTCCCCCAGCAGTGTGATTCTATTGCCCAGCAGTAACAGTGCATACTGTCCTGGGGTAACAGTTTGACGAGACAGCAGTGATTCTCCTAAAATACCGTTGACATCAACTTCGCCTGCATCCTCATCCCAGATGCTCATGATGATTTTTTCAATCACACCAAGTTTCTTGAGTTTGGCAGGAGGTGACAACCATATGGGTGTGACAAAGTCCAAAGATGCCACATCAATTTCATCTGCTATGCCTTGGGGTATGGCTCTGGATGTGTAATTCACATTGGTGAGTTCAACATAACTGAGTGATGTCCAATCCAAAAAATTGTCTGTGGTTTGCAGTTCAAGTGCTGGATTGAACAACACCAACAGTTGTTCAAGTATCTGCAGTTTTTGATCTGTGTTGGTGGTGAAGACATCTGCTCTGAAAGAAATTTGAAATGGTGTTGGCATGATGCGTTCAATGGTGTGTGACTGTCCTGGGGCGCCTGTGTATTGACCTGTGGTTGGATCATATTCTCTTTCACGGATGTGTTTTTTGTCAATGTGATATGGGTTCTGCATTCTGTCTCTGTCATAGGCAATGTTGGTGATGTAGCAAGAAATCTGTGGAGCAGGGATCAGTGTGTTTTCAGATCCTTTCTTGATGATCTGTGCCACCTGTCTTGACATGTCACCATACTTGACTGGCACTTGCAGTGTTTCTGATTGACCTTTGGAGTTTTTGCCTGTGACATAAGAAAAATTTGACATCATACGAATAAACTGTAGAATGTATCTTCTTATTTGTGCATCGTAAAAATGTTGCATTAGTTGTCCGCCTGTGGTTTCAGCAGTTTGCTCAGTGCAACTCTTTCAGGAGTTGTGGATGAACCGTCTTGCAGTGTTGTTGTGTTGGTGTTGTTGATGAATCCAGTTTTTTGTGTGTTACGAGTATCAGTCTGTGTCATGGTCTGTCTCACATTGTCTTCTATTTTTATGAATCTTCTGCCATCATATCTGAACAGTCTATTGGGTGAATAGTCTGTACGCAACACAAACATGCCCTCCACTGGATTTGCAGGAAATGATGTGGCCGCTGTGTAGGTTTCTCCATTGGCAGGAATGCCATCACCTGTGAGATAGCCTTCAAGGTATCCGTTGGCGGTTGGTGTTTGATAAACCTTGTCCACATTGATATGTCCTGTGTCTGTTTTCATGTCATCATCCACAGTGACCAGAGCCACTTTGCCTTCTTCATCTGTTGGCATCACATGCAACTGTTTGGTGTTGTAGCCTGATTGGGGTGCATCAGATTCTGCTTGATCAATGATGGCTTGGTTAATTTCTAAATCTTTGTCACGAGTTTTTTGTGATACATTCTCGTCTGCATTGCCCAAGATGTCTCTGTACTCTTGTGCGTCTGTGATGCCTTTGACTCTCACTCTGTACAGATGTGGCCACCATGTTCGTGAAAATCCTTCTGCAGCTCTGCCCACATCTTCAACCACATAGTATCGCTTGAGTGATTCTGTGTCTGTGCCATCCAACGAATAGTCATCCTTGAGGTGTGGCAATTCAATCACATCACCCGCCATGATTTTTCTGCCCAGTGCTTCCACAACATCACGGATGTGAAATGTCATGAACAGTTGATCATTCTGTAGGAACAATCCAAACTGTGACAGATCAAAGTCAATGTCTGACACATTGTAGATCACACGAGTGTGATACACATCAGGATCATACTTGCGATCTCTGTTTTCCAGGAACAGCATGTCCTGGATGGCCAATTCGTCCAACGAATCACCTGATCGCTGTGGCTGTGTGGCATCATTGGTTTCACCCTGATCGTTGGGTGAAATGTACTTGTGGATATAGGCGTCTGTGCCACCCACTTGGAACATTTCTCCTACGTTGCGATCAATGAATGTGAAATCATTGCCTTTTTCAGGTTTATATAACGACAGTCTTGGCATTTTGTATATTTATGGTGCTATAAATACACACATGCCAGACACAGGACAATCTGCTACTACAGACGCTCAAATCAATGCCGCCAAACAAGAAATCTTTGATTATGTGAGATTAAGACTGGGCGATGGCATGATTGAAGTGGAACTTGATCCTGCTCACTACGAAATGGCATTCACCACAGCAGTGGACAAGTTTCGTCAGCGTTCATCAAATTCAGTGGAAGAATCATATGGTTTTCTTGAATTGAGAGAAAATCAAACACAGTACACTCTGCCAGCGGAAGTGATCAATGTCACCAAAATCTACAGACGCACAGTGGGTGGTGCTTCATCATCAGAAGGCGGCACAGCATTTGATCCTTTTGAATTGGCCTATACCAATGTGTATCTGCTACAGACAGGTAGGATAGGTGGCTTGGCCACATACGACATGTTTGCTGGTTATCAAGAATTGGTGGCAAGAATGTTTGGTGGATTCATCAACTTCAAATGGGATCAACCCACCAGAAGGTTGAACATATTCAGACGTCAGCGTCACAAAGAAGTTGTGCTGATCGAACAGTACAATTATCGTCCAGACTTTATATTATTGTCAGACATCTACGCAAAACCGTGGATCAGAGAATACACATTGGCAGTGTCAAAGTTCACACTGGGCGAAGCTCGTTCAAAATTCCAAACCATTGCAGGCCCACAGGGCGGAGGATCGCTCAATGGTGACACTCTCAAAAATGAAGGCCTCAACGAAATGCAAAAGTTGGAACAAGAAATTGGCAACTATGCAGAAGGC